GAGAGGAAGAAGATGTCGCCAATAATTTCATTAAGGTCTGACGGATTTGATATTTGATCTACAGACACTATGATCGTCTTAAGAAAATCAGTTGTGTTGGTCTCTGTTAGGTTGTTTTTCTTTCTGGAGTTCATCCTGTTTGTCATTCTTGTTTCATCACGCGATGTTAATAATTTAACAACAACATTCCTACCAGACATCGGTAGGGTTGTTTCAAAATTTCCATCTTGATTTAACTTAAAATGTTCTGACTGCTCAAACTTTTCAAAATACTTATGGTAGTCTGTTAAGTCAACAGTCCAATGATTCTCAGTCTTACACTCTGGGCAAACAATCTTTACTTCGTATTCGGGCCCGTATCCTGTTACCCTCGCAGCGACCATGATAGCCGACTTGTCTCCAATTAGTAAGTCGGACACCTTAATACTTTGATCAACCAAAATATTTTGAATAAATTTATCAATAGCAACTCCCTTTCTCAAAAGAGCAGGTGATGTTAGAATATCTTCATCTCTTGCTGTCATAAATCTAATTTCAACAACATCCTGTTTGTGCAATGGATGACTTTGTGGATAAAACAATCCTCTAGATGGCAACTCAACGAATTCTGTATTTGCCGTTCTTCGGACTGCTTGTACTGGTGGTTGAACCTCTTGAAGAGTTTCTTCTTTTTTTGGAGGAGGCGCTTTTTGCGCCATCCTATTTGAATTTCTACTCATTTAAACCTCACTTTACTAAAACTATTATAAACTAAAATATATATTTTTTTTACGTGGTTCCTGGTGCTAACCCAGAAAGTCCTGCTGCCTGACCAATACCAGACTGCTGTACCCGTCGTAAATCACCTCTGTTCGAAACGCCCTTAGTCTCTAGCGTTGCCCAGTCGTACCTCATCGTAAGTTCTACATTTACAAGGTCATCTGCCTCATAATCAAGATCACCAAAGTTCACACTCTTGATCCAGGGATTGTACAGTGACCATGTCTCAATTGGTGCGCCGACCTCATTAATTGTATGGATGTACACTCTACCTCCAACTGCGCTTGTGGCGGCCTTTTTAGAAAAGGTCACAACGTTGCTATTAGTTCCTCTACCAAGTTCATCATTCAAAAAGTTACTTGGTGGAACATACCCAGAGAGTTCAATAAGATCTAGCATCGTCTTTGATGCATCTGGATCGACTGGGTCCACAAGGGTCATGCTTATCTCTTCCCACTCCAATCTTCCAGGATAGTAAAACTTATAGTTAATAAAACTATGCTCTGACTCCGATACTGAGAAGTTTGGTTTACCCGTGGTTTTCACAATCCACTGAGGGATACCATTAAACGATAACAAAAATCTATATTTTCTTTTTGGTTCAATCGAAGCGTCGGACCAAAATTTTTGAATTGGCATTATAAAAATCCTCCTAACACTATTAAATAGTGTCTATTATTTTTTAATCTTCAAATGATGCGCCAGAATTTGTAATCACGAAATCGATTGCGATAAACTCAATTGCTCTAGCAGGTTTTAAGAAGATCTTTGCGTACAAAATGTTTCTGTCAATTAAATCTGGAGTAGTGGTTGTCTCATCTAACACAACCTTAAACTCTGTAAGACCAAACCTAGACTTAACACTATCCAAGAACGGTTCTACTGAACCACGGAACCTATCCCAAGTTGCCTGAACGTTTTGATCAAATAACAACGTTGCTGCTCTTCTTGATATTTCTTTCTTAACATAAATCATAAGGCGACGTACGTTAATTCTATCAAGCGCTGAAGGTGTTGCCTGAAGCGTCTTCTGTCCAAAGACGACAATGCCTTCCGCTGGAAATTGAGCAATAGGATTAATGTTTGCCTCATAAAGTTCGTCTCTTTCTCTTGATGAAACTCTCTGTGATACTGCGAGCACTGGGATGCCGCCTGCGCCTTCAGATAATCCACCTCTGGTGAACCCTGCTGGGGCAAACCATAATTCAGACCTTGCTTCTGTGCTACCAAAAGTACCTAATGCGGTAACTGATGGTGGAACCCACACTTGCCTTCCATTGATTTGATCAGAGATCTTAACCCAAGGATAGAAAGCGCAAGCATAACTTGTATCCAGACCTCTGTTTTCTATGCTATCTACAGCATTTCTAACTTTTGAGTTTTGAACTCTAGTCTTAAAATCATCTTTATTTTCTGTTGATGGAATATACCCACCATTCTCAATATCAATTACTGCAAGTGCATCTGCTCTGTCTTCACAGGTTCTAATAACGTGATTCGTTACTCTTGTATTAGTGATACCAGGAATCGAAAGCGCATTCATTTCTACAACCTCTGGGTCAGATACTGCATCAACTGCTCTCTTTAGCGATGCGATCTCGTAGGATGTTGTTTCGTCACCAGATGAGAACTTAGAATTTCTAAAAGGTTCTTTTTCTGTGATGTCGAAACCATCGAAACCACCATATACTGGAACCGTGAACTTGGCAAATCCTGCTTTAACAAGATCTTTATATCCGCCCCTCTTTGCCGTATAAGAAATACTATTTGCTCTTGAACCACTTACATAGACGGCTGTGCCTATATCTGATGGTGCAATTGATCCCTGATGCTTGCCAAGATTTGATCCCACAGATCCTGACTTACTAACGACCACAAGATCATCTAATGTAAACATAAAAGAGGTCTCAACCTTTGTTGAGGTTGATGAAGCGTCGTAAATACCCTTGGACAAAAATCCGCCACCGAGACGACGAGTTACGTCAACAAATGAAGGATCGAACTTTGTATCAGTTGGTGTTCTGTATGTCGAAACACCAAAGAAAGAATTCTTTGCATTTGACAATCCCTCTGCTGATGCAGTTAATCTAAGAGGCAAAGTTGGGTATACCAAAGACGCTGTGGCCCTTGTTGGAAGTCCCAAAACAAGCATGTTTGTATGTCCCGCAGACTTTGCACCCTTGTGAGCGTCTGTTGTATTAAAAACAGCATCTACAGACTCTGCAGTTGTTACTGATCCTGATGAGTGTACAAAAGCGGCGGTGCCAGTTTTGCGGAAAGCACCATATCCAGTGCCGATTTTTTGATCATGAGTAATGATATTCCCTGTCTTATATCTAGGTGGACCATAGAAACCAAACGGTATCAACGCTGGATCTGTAACACCGTTATCTACATCCTGATCAATTATTACTCTAAAGAACGAGGACTGATTTGGATAGTTTCCGTAGACTCTATATCTCTTATCTACATCATCCCATTCTCTGTATTGATCACCAACTTTTCTACCAATATAGTTATTTGAATTTGGATTCAAACTACATTGAGAGAATCTTTCTAAAACAAATGGTCTTGCGTCATTGTCTGATATTCTTCTGACTAGGACAGAGAAAGTTCCGTAAGGATCTATATCATTACCAGGTTTGACATCCGTTATCGATACCTTAAGGTATCTGGTATTCCACCCACCATCATTGATGCCACAAAATCTGATCAACTTCTGCATAGCGGTTGCTTTATATCCATCACCTGTAGTATTTAAATCCTGTCCAAAAATCCAAGGGGTCTTGGAATCCTGATTTGGTAGTTGTCTAACTAATCCGTTTGTAGTTCCGTGCAGTGGCACAATCATCGCAGAAAGAGAACTGTCTGCAGATAGGTGTCCTTGGTGTAAACTTCCACTTACTCCTGCATGACCGTGGTGATCTTTAATAAATCTATCAAATGTTTCACCCAAGAAGTACTTGTGCAGACCTGCCGTCTGAGTAGTGTCTCCATTAGTCAGCGTTGGGTTTGTATTAAAAACTTTTCTAATGTATTTATCTGAATTTCTATCAAAGTTAAAAGTAACTCTTCTTTCCGCCTTTGTACCATCTGTTAACAATGCATTGAATTCCATCTTTGAAGGATCAGACGATTTTATCAATACGTGAGACCCAGTACCGTGAACTCTGCCTCCTGGAAAGTTGCCTCTAGTGCCTGCATGATGTGCAAGGTTACCTGAAAGAGCAAGAGTTCCTGCTTGTAAGTAAAAAATTGCTCCAAGAGTTCCTGAAAGCACGCGGTGTCTATCTAATCCTTCTGACGTGCTCTGAACTTTACTGTGCTGTCCATGTACATCGCCTCTCCTATCGACACCACCTGTAGAAAAAAGATAGAGACCATAAACAGATGACTTAGTTGTATCATTTGCATCCAAACTATTGTCCAGAGTCCAACCTGCTGCACCAGCGGCAGCTGCTTGTGGGTCCTCGGTACCCAATAACCTGACAACATTTACAGGTCCTGTGTTTCTTAAAAATGCTTGGGCGGCGTAAGCAGCATAAGTTGGCGCTGTCTCATTACCCTCTCTCCAAACGTCACCACCCTTACCACCTGGGATGGGGTTTCCGAAAACTTCAATGAATTCAGACATACTGTCTATTCTTACTGGTACTAGTCCTGGTCCTTTCTGAAGTCGACCAATGATGGTTGGTCCAACTTGCTCTGGTTCTCGTGCTAGTTGTGAATTATCAATCTCATTAAGAAAGATACCTGGGGATACAAATTTAAACTTCTTTACAGACATACTGGAAATCTCCTTATAACAAAAGTCAGAAATATATTATTTATCTCTATTAAATAGTCTTTGGAATCTCCAAAAGTTGGGAAAAGAAGTAAGAAAAGGAATAGGGGGGCAACTGCCCCCCTTTTAGGTAGGATTATTAGAACTGATGTGATCCAGATAGGTATTGTACTACCACAATATCATCA